TATTTTCAAAGGTGCTACCGGTCTTTATTGGTCTTCTTAGTTCTATTTAATGGTGCGGATGGGGGGACTTGAACCCCCACTGTATAATTCAATTACCCTCTAATACCCGTAGATACTAAAGACTACAAAACAGCACAAGCATTAAAAGGTATTAAAAGGCGACAAAATAGATCCACTGGCGATCCAAAAACAAATAAACAAATAAACAAATAAACAAATAAACAAATAAATAAAGGGTTGTATCGTGAAATATTTTGATTAAATAACAGGATCCGTTTTACTTGTGGAGCTAAAAGCCAAGGATTTAAAAAGGCATTTTCATGCCAAACGCTAACTGATTGAACTTAAATGTATTTATCTTAATTTTCATCAGTGTAACCATGAGTATGTTGGTTTAATTTAAACATACTTTAACATAAACAATAAAAATGTGACCCATATATGACCCATTGATTATATCGGCGCAATTAACACAAGGAAATATAACGTGAAAGAAATGAAATTTAGAGCATTTGATGATGCCGCGCGCGAAAGCTTAGTGTGAAAACTGCGAAAACTATTATTTTCTATATTTGAAACGCCTTTTCTGTATTTGAAACAAATAAAGAACAAAAGAAGTCCATCTCGCTTCGTGTGATGTATTTTTTTTATATTGTACGTGAATAGAGGTTATCCCTTTCTTGCTTTATTAATACTAAACTGGCGGCGAATTATCATCATCTGCATACACCCGAGCATCGTAATTAACTGCGGTTACGCTCACTTTATCCGTGCCGCTAGGTTTAACATCGGTAACTAAAGCGGGCAAACACCAACGATTAGCCGCGCCGAACTGAAATAGCGACGGCTCAATTCTTCCTGAACAATCAGGGGTAAAATCTAGGTCTGTGCTTAATAAAACACTGTATTCATTAGCTATTGCTGTGCAAATATACGGCCCCGATAACGTGCCGTCTGGTTTTCTTAAGCTAATAAAATGCGTACCAACACCCCATTCAAGCGGCTCACTTAACGTTAGCGTTCGGCCGTTAACGTCGGTTATTTTACCAGTTTGCGAATAGCCAGGTATGTCATCAGCCAACGCATCATAGCTTAAATAACTACTGTTAAGCGCATCCATCTCAGTTGTGAAATTATATTTAGTTCTGCGGTAACGTATTTCTCGGCGTTTGCGCATACCAAATTGCCACGCTTTTGTTTTATTTGTAATGCCAAACGCGCGTACTTTTTTGGGTTTAATACCTAATTCACCATCTAGCAAACAAAGCACCGTTTCAGGTTTCCAAGTTGTATCACTAAAATATTCAACTTCAATTCCGTCTGGCTCATCAGGGTCAAAGAGTTTTATCTCGCGTTTAAGCGGGGTTTTCATATTCTCAGGTTGGTACATATAATCAAATCCTGTTCGCGGCTCATCACGAACAGGAATAATTTGACCATAATCAAGCGTCGGCTCAGCAAAGCCAGACGACAACACCCGCTTTAATACGTTAAACAAGGTGCTGTCATTATCAAAAACGGCGTTGAATTCATCATTGCGACCTTGCCAAACACCATGCAAACGCGCTAATTCTGTTAACCCTATCTGTTCGTCACCATGTCCAACATCTTTAATAACGTGGGCGAAAAATGGCGCGATATCAGTCGTTGCTTGTGGCTCAGTCCATGCGTCATCTTGATAAATTGGTAGTTTACGCGTAGCAATTAAATTAAATTTGTTTTCTGCCGAATTTGACAGTGCATTAGTGCCTCGAACTTTTATGGCTATTGTCGTTACGTCGGCATAACTCGTCGCACTCTCTAACTCAGATTTTAGCGCGGTCCACTCAACTTTGTCATAGATTCGCGTGTTATCTTCTGCACCTGTAACCCGTTTTACTTGTACTTCGGGCCTGATCGCACTTGGTAAATTAATCTTTAATGTTTCGGCCAATTCGTCATTTGTCGAATCAGTAAAAGAGTGCGGCACATCGACCCACGCCCCTTCGCCTTCGTGTCGATATTGAATATTTAAAGCGACGGTTTTAGTTAAAAAATTGCCGTCGTCATCTAACTCGCCTAATCCTTGCGGTAATTTAAAATCAAGCCAAAGCGTTTGCGTGGTTTCATTTTTGGGACAAGCAAAAAAAGCGCCGTTATATTCGCCATCGCCGCCACCGGCAACAACTTCAAGCTTGGCCGCGGCTAAATGTACGATCGTAAACTCGAACCACGCGGCATCGTCTGCGCCTTGGGCGTCTAATTTTTGCATTGTACCGGTTGAATTATCGACCGAAACAACGCGATAATCGCCGTTATTTTCGGCTGCGCCTGTTACCGTGACAATTTCACTGGTCACAAATGGAAAGGGTATTTTCCTATAATCGGTGTCGCTTCTACTCACGCGGATCAAGCGATACGCGGTGATCGCTTGGTTGATGAAGTCCCAACGCAACCCCCCTCCGGACGTACTGCCCGCCGATGTAACGCTGCCTTTTAATTCTATGCCGGTAGTTCCCGCCGTGCCGCCCACTTCGGCACTGGTATAAATATTTCTAAACGCTTCATGGCCGGTTACATCTTCACCCGGCTCAAAAACATTATAGAACACATCACCAGCATAATTTGCTAGCGGCGTGTCACCAATAAATATTTCTTCCGGATTGATCTCTAATTCACCCACCCCGACCGACATCATTAAGTAAATCCATTGCTCGTTGTTGATGTATTCACGACGCGGCATATTTAAGTGATCAGGAAATATTTTGTGTCTTCCGGCTAATTCAGGAATAACCCCCATTAACCGGGGGCGATTACCTTGCACGTTTGCATCGTAAATGCTTGAGCCGTCCGGCGTAGTGTTGTTGTAATTGTCGGGCATGGTGTTCATGGTGTACATAGAAACACCGACCGCAATAACCGCAATAACGGCAATAACAATGGTGATCGGGTCTTTCGCTTCTACCGTTAGCGCTAACACATCGCCGCTTTTTAGTTGATAGCATTGCCACTCTATCTGGTCAAACGCTTGGTTGTTTAACGTGGCACTAAATAGCGCGACTTCTTGCACCACATAAGCGGGTACGTTTGCCACTAACCATTGATGTAACGTTTTACCCGCCTCACATTCATTACTTTCAAAAAGTTCATTATCTAACTTATTAGGAAAAACCAATATTTTCGGTTTAGCCGCTGTAATAAATGCGTCATTTTGGATTGTAGACATAATATTTCACTTGTGAGAATAAACGATTAAAACGGCGTGCACTGCATTTACTTATGCCATATTTTGAACTGGTATGAAGTACCTGTAAGCCATTAACTTCAACAACTACACCCACATGAATTAAGGCGCTGCCGTTAAATCCTGCTGCAATAGCGCCGTTTTTTGCTTGGCATTCAATAAACTGTGACTTGGTTAAATCATAGGCACTGGTCATGCTGGGTTTATCATCAGCATGAATAAGGCCAAAGGCATTAAGTAGCGGCAACGCAAAGTGCTGGTGTAATACGTCACGCACTAAACCCCAACAATCAAGACCAATGGCCGCATCACGGCCACCGTCAACATAAGGGATAGTTAAATAACTATTGGACCAATGATCGCTGTTTATTACTTGATTATGCTTAGGTTCATGATTAACCATAATATTTTAACCCCGGGGCAAAACTTGGCGTATAACGACGAAAGGGCCAGGCTTTATTCACTAAATCGTGAAAACTAGCGCTAATACTAACCGTTGAAAAATCCGCTTTAATTGCCGTCGCTGTCATAACTATTGGCGGCTGACCCGGTGCGCTTAAATCACTGCCCGCATACGCCCGATAAATAACAATGATTTTTTCACCGCCTTCTATGGCCGCGTCAATGGCCTTAAGCACTTCACCCGTTACATTATCAATCGAAAAATTTAAGTCTTGACGACCTTTGATTGATTTTTGCGGCAGTGATACGCCGAAGCCCGACTTTTTAAAAGTCACTGTGGTAGCATCTTCTAACGTGGCGGTAATGTCATCAAAACCCTGCACTAAATGCACCGAGCCAAGAACATGGCACTCTACGTTAAAGTCTGGGTTTTTTAACTCTAAGGTGTGAATGATTAAATCATTCACTGGGGCCGACGCGTAAAGGGTTTGAAGTACCTGGCTCATAAACTAGGCGCGGTAAATTCAAACTGTTCTAACGCTTCAACCGTTAACGTCGCTAACTGCTGTTGTGTTGCATTAGTCCAGGCGATCACGTTGTCATAATGCCCCCTAACTTCAGCAGTAACAGGGCTAGGCGTGGCAGAATCTGCATTACGTAACTGGCGGGTGTACTGCCAGTCATGTTGCGACAATTCAGCGTGTGCAGCGGCTTTAATGTCGTTTGACACTTTAGTGCGTAAAAATTCAATGGCTTTCGTTTCGCCTAAGACTTCCACTAGACCTTTAGCGGTAATATTAAGGTACTGCGTGCGACCTATGGTTAAGTTGTAAAGTTGTTCTGTTAATTGGTTCATAATTTAGTTCCTGTGAAATCGCCTATTCTTGATGCTAATGGTTTAAAACCAACGCTTGTGATGTTACTTGCTTTAACTATGGCTGTTTCTGAGTAAATTAAATCTTTATAGTCATCCCCTAGATTTTCTAAATAGGCATACGTCATCTTACCGACTATTCCACCATGCTCAGAGGTTATCAATCCCAAATTATTACTAGTAAATTTGAATGTGTTATTTTCAGCGGTCTGCACACCAGTCCTATAAAGCCCAAAGTGAAACCCCCCGCCGTACATACGTATGGGGTAGTTATGGTGGGGGGCCGAGGTAGGTGTGCTATTTTCACTGTGAATGTGAATGTTGTACATATGAATAAACGTATTTCTTACCCTAAATCTTTGCTTATCTATATTTAAACGTGTGTCAGCGCTACTCGACGCGGAAGTGATAAAAAGAGTTTGATTGGTCATGCTTATATCGACCGTTAAATCATAAG